TGCTGTGATTCGTGCGTCCAGATCCTCGGGTGTTGCATCGGTTGCTTCAATGGCTTCGGGCTGCTGGGCCTTCGTGGCCTGCTCGATGGCTTGCTCGATCGGTGTGGCTTCGACTGCGGAAGCCTCGGTGGCTTCGGGTGCTGCGGGTGCCTCGATGGCTGGGGACTGTTCCATCTATGCTCTCCTTTTAAGGGCTCGGGTGAGTGCGTCAGCCTGCACCGCTCGGAGCGTTCGCAGGTCGCGTGGTGATACGCCAAACCAGGGCGCGATCGTTTGGTTCCATCTTGCTTTCTGCTGGCTGGGTGCGTCAGCGAATCGGATCACGACAGTCACACCATTCTCGCTGGCGTTCAGCTCTTGGGTAAGTGAGCCGAGCATCCTGCCTGAGTAGGTGAGATCGCGGTTGTCAACCTGTCGGCCCGTCTTCGCTCGCTTGCGCCGGTAGCCTGGGGAGTACGGCGGCATCTTCTGATCGTAGACGCCGAGTCCTTTGGCTACTCGCTGTCGCAGGTTCACGATCTGAGCCTGCCCGATCGCCTTCCCTACCTCGAGCGCGACGAAGCTGAGGCGAGTGTCAACGATTTGCCTAAGTTTGCTACTGAGTGCCATGCTATCGCCTCCCTGACGCTGCGCCGGTGGCGGCTGCGCTGTAATCGCTCGCAGTGGCCAAAGTGAGTCCTTGCTCACGCACGATCGACTCGTTCACGGGGATCAGGCTGTGGCGACAGTTGTAGCCGCCACAGTACACAGTTGGGTTCAGTCCCTGGGCGTTTGGTGTGTTGGCTAATGCTGACTCCTCCACGACGAGCCCAGCCAGTGCAGCACAATAGGGTCTCGCGGCTGCGTCGTCTGGGCCTGCGTACAAGTAGAGGATTGCGCCTGACTCGGTGACGAGTTGCGCGGCCTGCTTCGACACCTGGCGCTGTATGCCAGCTAGCCCAGTGTTTACCAAAGTGTTGATCTGGGGCACAGGGAGCAGCGCTGAGAGCGCCTTCTTCGAGATCTGGCCTGTCTGGTACAGCCTCAGTCCTGTGCGTAGGTTGGGTTCTGCTAGGCCAGCCAAGTGAGCGAGTGACTGTTGGGCAAACGACTGACCCACGAGCACAGCCCGTCGACTGAGCGAGCCAGTCAGAGCATCGTCAATCTGGTAGGCTGAGCCAAACGCGGCCAACGTCTGATCGGCGGCTTGTTTCAACGTCCGGGTGGCGGCTGTGTAGATACCGCCAGCGCGGAACGCTTCCACAAGAGACGCTCCACTGATCAGCGCTTCAAGCACTGCCGAGACGCGTCGGCCAGATAGGGCGAACGCGCCGGTTGTCAAAATCCTGTCGAGGACGCCGGGTGAGATCATACGCCCTCCTCAAAGTCAAGCGGGATCTCGAAGCTCGGCTGAGCTGCCGACTCCTCGAGGATCTCGAGCTCAATTTGTTCAATCTGCTGCTCGCTGCGGTCCGTCATTCGAAGCGCTTCGGAGCGGCTGACAATGCCAGCGCTGTACTGCTGGGTAGCCAAGTTGGACAGCTCCGCTGGATCGCGTCCGGGTCCGAGCTCGGGATACGTGATTTGTAAAGAGCCATCGGGGATGGCTGGGCCACCTTCGAGCGGTACAGTCACGGCAGCAACGCGCCACATCTCACGCTCCCACAGTCGCCAAAGCTGGCGTTGCTGCTCCCACTGTTCTTGAAGCCCGTAGAGTTTTAGCTTCAAGGCGTAGCCCGATTGAGCCTGCTCGGTGCCGCGCGCAACTTCTGGTTTGATCCCGTACAGTTGGAGGATCGACTCAACCTTCGTGAGCAGTGCATCCAGGTAGGCTGTGAGGTTGGCTTGCATGTCGAGGACTTGGGCTGACGCCGTTGGGCCTGACAGGAGAAGCGTGGAGCTCGGATCGCTCGCCAGCTTTGCTGTCTTTGAGCGGTCAGCGCCCTCGGTGCGGATCGCAAGTTGTTTAAACGACTGCAAGTGTCTGAGATGGTGCCAGTCGGTCATCGCGACGCCGAGCTGTAGCGTGGCCTGGTGAAGTCCCTCGGCTTCGTGCCAGTGCCAAAACGTCGCGCTCGGGTACTGAGCGTGCGAGCAGATGTAGGGGATCACGCCGTAAGGGTTGGCCCGCTCCTCGTTCGGTGTGCGGATTGTCCAGTCGCGGTTCAGTTCGTAGTGCTCGTCCCGCGTCCACACTGTGAACCCGATAACGTCACCCCGGCTGTTCGTGTCGCTGATCACGACGGCCTTGAGCTTCAGCCTGTCAAGCTGATCGGGCACCGCCAGGAACCTGTCAGCAGGGACCACGTCGAGGAGGAGGCGGTCGCCAGCCCAGAACGGACGCACAAGCGCCTCGCCTTGGTAAAACGTCAGTTTGCAAGCGAGGTCGAGAGCGAGATCCACTTCGGCCATCGGGGCTAGAAGTGTGTCGCCGATCATGCGGTGAACTGGGCGACTGTAGATTGCTGCAATCGTGTCAGTGGCCCAGCGGAGAATGTTCATCGACGTGTCGGCACGGCTCAGCAGCTTGTCAGCGTTCTGCGGCAAGAATTGCTTCAACACCTCGTCGCGGAGTTGCTCGTACCAGTCGTGCTGATACACCTCACGCCTGGCGAGACACTTCGTGCGCCTCTTGCGTGAGTAGCCCCACTCCTTGCGAATGTAATCCAGATCCAGTGGCATCAGAACACCTCGATCCCTCTGCCCACTGGGGCGATTAGATGGTTGACGCCGTAGCGCAGACAATCCAGGACGTGGTCGAGCTCGCCGTCCTTTCGGTAAGTACGGCCTTCCCGCTTCTCGTCCTTCTCAGCCCGAGCAAACGCCCGGACGATGCCGCGAGGACTGGCTGACTTCTCAGCGAGGTGCGAGTCAATGTAGAGTTTGGGCAAGCCCTCCACAGGACGGAGAAGAGCTCTCAGATGTTCAGTGCCGACACCGACAGAGCGCATGACAGGATCGTGACTGTATTCGACACGAAAGCCCGCGCCCTCGAGCACCTCCACGTCGCGACGTCCCGTCTGTATGTCTCTGTTTGCCCCGGCTGGGTCAATGTAGGCGACACCAGGAAGCCAACCACGGCGCTGTAGGTCGTAGCGGATCTCCCAGGCGAGCTGGTAGGTGGGGCAGTCGTTTGGCAAAAACTCGCCGACGATGTGAATGCACTCGGTGTTGTCCGTGTGGACTGGGCAGCGACTGTCACGGTTGAACCCTTGCAGGTAGACAACAGCGGGCCTTCTCACGCCGAGGTCGATCGCAAGATCAACAGTGGCGTTCGTGCCTGGTGTCAGGTTTTGGCAACAGTGGATCGCGGTGTCGAACTCGGGGAACACCTGTCCTTCACCAATGCCCCACTCACCACCAGCGTACTGACGGTAGAGCGCTTCGGAGTAGGATCGCCTGAGCGCTGCGTCGTACTCGGCTGGAAGGTAGGGGTTGTCGGCGGTCGAGGCGTTGTGGTCGGCGTAGCCAATGCGCTGCTCGCCCCACACGTCGTACAACCAGTTCATCGACGGGGTTGAAGTAACGACGATCGAGCGGTGCTGAGCTGACGGAGCACGAACGCGAGCGATGAGAATCTGCCAAGCCTCGCGAGACCAATAGCGGCCTTCGTCACCCCACGCCCACGCAAGGTTGGCGCCTTCAAGCGTGTCAGGTCTATCAGCGCTGCCGTAGTACACTCGAGAGCCGTTCACGAGCTGTAGGTAGCGTTCGGATTTGGCCTGTCTGGCTAGCAGTGGTTTGGGCAAGAGCTGCACAAACGTCCTCAGCGTGGTGCGGTGCAGGATTCCCCAGGTGGGCGCTACGATCAGCCCGTCGCACTGTGGGTTGGCGATAGCGAGCCGGATCGACTCGGCGGCACCGGCTAGAGTTTTTCCAGAGCCGACGCCACCACGAAGCAGCCGGTAGGGTGTGCGGTCGTTGTGAAAACGTCGCTGGTGAGGGAGAGGCTTATAGGGGATCGTGCAGTTGAGCACGGGCCTAGGTTGGAGTGCTGCGCTACTCATCGAACGACACCACGATCTGGGAGACGGTTGGCGTCTGGTCCTGCGGCTGTAGTCGCTGAATCGCAGCAGTGAGAGAGTTGAGAGCTTTTGTGAGATCGGCCATCTCTTGGGCGTCGTCAAGGCTGGCGTCGACTTTTGAAATTGCTTTGAGGCTTGCCTGCTTGGCTTGTGTAACGATCTGCGTCGTGAGGTCGGCTGTCTGTTGATGAGCTTGGCTGGCGATCCAAAGGTCGAAGGCGGCAGATCGGGCCACCCAGTCATGTTGTCGGCTCCACTCTTGCCAATGCCGAGGTCGATGCGATTTTTTGACGTTGCCATGTATCTGCTGGTAGGCCAGATCGATCGAGCGCTGAGAGCCCAGATGCAGGTATGCACAGAAAGCCTCGTAAGCCTTCGGTGTCTCGTCCCGTTGCTTGTGCCACTCACGTTTCGCCATGTCATGTGCCCTGAACCCTATGCTGGTAGGGTATACGTTGCACACCACAGCATGTGGTGTCAACTTTTTTTAGCCTGGGCTAAACTGGAACGTGTGCTGGTCACGTGGGCTTGGTCTGCGCTCGAGGTCGTATCGGACGTACCAGCCGAACGATCGATCCTCCCACACCACGAGGTAGCGCGGGATCGTGGGGCAGCGAGATCGGCGCGGTGCTTTTGGAGTAAACGTCTCTTGAACAACTCCGTTCAGACACTCGCCACCCAAAGTGAATGGACGCCGTGAGCGCACACGATCGCCGGGCTGGAACGCTTCGGACTGCTGACGCTGAAACAGGTACTCGGCGATCACGGCAGCACCGCGATCACGAGTGTGAACAGCACGAT